TATCTGGTGCAACAACTCGGTACCACTTGTATCTAATGACGAATCAAACACTTCATCAAGTATGAGTAAGTTTGTATTAGTTGAATTCTTCATCTTTGCAATTGTTCGCCACGCCATCATCAAAGCAAGATCAATTCGTTGCTTTTCACCTTCACTAAACGAAGAATATGAAAAATCATCTCTATGTCTTGATTTGATTGTTTCTACAAAAGATTCATCTATTTCAAATGAAACAAAGAAATCCATTGCTTGTAAGTACTTGTTGATTATTCTGTTCATAACAGGAAGATATTGTCTTACTATCTTTGTCTTTATTCCTGTATCTTTTAATAAAATTGAAGCCACATCTAAGTAATATTTGTCACCAATTACTACATCTCTTTCTTTAGATATAGATATGCCTTCTTTTCCTATATCCTTTAGTTTATTACGTTCTTTTTCAATATCTACATCATCTACTGCTTCACCTTTAACTTCGCCTCTGAGACGGTCTATTACGTTCTCAAGCGTACGTATTTCAGACCTAGTTTCACTAATGAATTTTTCTTTATCTATTATCTCATTAAACCTATCTTGTAATGGTCTTAACTGCTCTAACAATTCTGCAAGAGCCTTTGTATATTCATTAATCTTATCGTTGTTTTTGTTGATATGATTATCTTTAGTTTCTTCATTGAGTGTCTGCTCACATGTTGGGCATTCGTTATGATCTTTATAAAACTTAATCTCTTCTTCACATTTATCTTTCTTGCTATATAGCTTTTCTCTTAACTTAATAACTTTTGATAATTTAGTTTGTACAACATCTTTATCACCTATCTTCTTTACCTCAAGAAGAACTACTTTTTCAAGACATTCTTTCAATAGCTCTTGCTCTTTAATATCTTTCTCTAACTGATCATTCTTTTTCTTTTTATCATCTTGCAGCTTTTTAATATAGTTTTTTTGTATTTCAGCTTTGTTTTTTACTAATTCTAAATCATTATCGTACTTAGATATACTTATTTTAGAATCAGCTACTTTATCTTTTAACACTTCATTCATTGTAGAGAATACTTTTATGTCTAATAAATCTTCAATGATCTCTCTTCTTGCATTACCTGATAGTTGCATAAAAGGAGTAAATGATGCAGAGCCTAATACAACTATCTGTGTAAATGATTTATAGTTTAGTTTTAGAATCTGTTGCTCAAGAAACTTCTGATAATCTCTTGCAGCTGCATCTTGATTGAATAGTTCATCATTTCGATATATCTCAAACCTTGTTGGTTTCATTCCTCTAACAATTTTAAATTTACTTTTACCAACAACAAAGTTTACTTCTACTTCACAATTCTTTTGATTGATACTATTAAGAAGTTGAGACTTTTTAATTATACGAAATGGTTTATTAAATAATGTAAAGCACAACGCATCAAGAATAGTAGACTTTCCACTACCATTCTCACCCATAATTAACGTAGTCTTAGATCGGTTAAGTTGTACTTCTGTGAACTGATTGCCTGTACTAAGAAAGTTCTTCCACTTTACATTCTCAAATGTTATCATATTGTTGAGCTTCGATATATAGAGATTTCATTAATGTGTTGAGTCTTGGTTTATCAACATCAGAATCTAGATTATCTACATATTGCGATACTAATGTCAATGTGTCTGATAAATCTAAAGTATCATCATCTAATACATCAGCTTCAAATTCAGAAAAGTCTTCTATAATTTTTACTTCAATAGGACCAGCCTGATATAGATTGTCCATATATGTTTCATACTTTGAAGTGTTTGTTTTATTAAGAACTATTACCTTAACAATTTTATCTTTAAATTCACTTGGTCTTGGTAACTCTTTATCTTCATTGTAATATATCTTCTTAAACATAGTATATGGGTTTGGAATAAATTCTAAACTTCCATCTTCTGTATCAAATATATTGAATCCTCTTTGATCTTCAAAGTCATTCCAAAACATCTCATATGGATTACCAAGATAAGTTATGTTCCCAATACTATGTCTATGATGATAGTGTCCAGAACAAACTAAATCAAATCTGTTGAACCTTTTTGAATCAAGTCCTTCATAATTTGTTTGACCTTTAAACATAGTACAACCAGCTATCTCTAAATGACCGAATACAGCTTCTGCATTACTTTTATCAATCATATCATTAGCTTTGCCCCAGTTATCAGCACATATCCAAGGAAGAAATAAAATCTTCAATCCATCAATCATGAGTTCAGTTGGTTCTGAATATGTTGTAATAGAATCATATTCCTTCAATAAAAGTTCTGGAGAGTTAGTTTCATTTGTATTTTTATAGAATGTATCATGATTACCAATCAACATTTTAACTTCATACTTTCCTTGAATCTTATCAAAGAAATATTTTCTACAAGAATGCAAAGAGTTAAAGTTGATATACTTTCTTCTATCAAACGTATCACCAAGATGAATTATATCTGTTATCTCTCTCTTCTCTAACTCTGGAAAGAATATGTTATCATAAAACTTTTTGAAGAAGTCATCAAAGACAACATTGTCTCCTCTTGCACCAAAGTGCGTGTCTGTTATTAAGGCTATTTTCATGCTTGATAGATTGCTGAATTGCCTGCATGTTCAAATACTTCAACAGAAGTAACTCTTACTGTCTCATTAAGTAATGTTCCATCATCTTTCCATTTACTTAAAAATAGTTCTAACTCTTGATATATCATTTCAGCAAACTTCTCACAACCAACTCCATCAACTACTCTTATCTCTGCTAACTTAGCATTATCTTTAAACTGACCTGGACCAATTCCACTTGGTTGTATTCTTTCATATGTTGTACCAAGTTTTTTTAGTATATCTAAATGTGGATCATCTTTTGCAACTAATAATGTATGATCAAACATATCTTCTAGCCAAGCCTTAAATTCTTTTAATCCACCAAAGTCCATTACCCAGTTTCTTTGATCTAGTGCTTCACATTCGAAGACTATCTTTATACCAATAGAATACCCATGTAATAATGAACAATGGCTATGAGTTGCACCCCATTGTCTAAAACAACATGAAAGTCCTTTATCATTACCATATGTCTTTGTAGAATAAAATTTAGCCATATTTTTTATCGTGCTCCTTACCTTCACCATAAGATCCATCATATACTTTAATACTTTCTGCTTCAAAGTTCAAGTACTGACCTATCCTTGTACCTTTCTTTATTCTAGCTGGTCCAATGTTTACATGAACCATACCAGCCATTACACCTTGATAACCAGTATCATATAAACCAGAAGTTAAGAATAAACCATTCCTATTGAGAGTACTTCTTGTAATAACCCAACCAGCTTCATTGTTTCCAACATTAATTTTATTTTGCATTATAACTTCATAATGACCAGGTTCAAGATAAAACCAGCCATCCATATCTGGTTCTATTTCTTCTGATCCTCTATGCTCTTTACTATCTTCAGATATAATAAACTCTTTTGTACTAACTTTAAATATTTTATCAACTCTAAGATCAACTGCATTAGGTTGTATATCAGATTGCTCTACATTAGTTAGTGTAGATCTAGAGTTAGGACTCTGTATGTGTTTCATTTTTTCTCCTAAAGTGTATCATCATTACAATATAATGAATAGCTTTAAATAAATCCTTTTCATTATAACCATCTTTCTTTCCATACCGCATTAGATACTTCATTGCAACATCTCTAGCTGTTGTATCTACATTTCCAAGGCTTTCCCAAAGATCAACAATCTGCACTTGATCTTTACCAACATAATGGCCACCATACGTATTTTCGATATACGTTTGTATATCTTTAATTATTTTATCCTCTGAGTACTTCATCAATCATCCCATCTATATATTTTAAGTTTTTAGTTGCAAATGCGATATCGGTAAGATCAGCAGTATCATGATCAAAATATACTTCTCTTTCAAACTTACCTGTTATCATACCAGTTGGTGAATCATCAAACACAAATCCATTTATACCAGCCCATACAGCAGCAGATGAATCCCAACTTGAAAACTCTGATAGAAACTCTTTTAATAATCCTATCTCATTTGGACCATCAAGCATACCTAACAAATGAAGTTTTTTAGTATTATCTTGAAAGAAACCTCTTTTGTTTAACTCACAAATAAATCTCCATCTTGATAAGAACCTTTGTAATGGATCTTTCAATACACCATAGGCATTAGGTATTGCTAATATAGAGAAACCTATTATCTCTATCCTTGGATCATTCTTTGCCCAGAAGAATGATTTAATCAAACCTTCTATATCACCTTCAACAGATTGTGGACAGAAGAATGGTTTGAAGTTATGTTTTATAAGAGTGTCAGCAGTTTCTTTTGCCTTCTCAATTGTCTTATGATAATCTTCATTAGGATAATCTGTCATAACAACATAATCAGCATTACACTTATTTGCAGCATCAAGTAACTTATTAGAATCATACATTGGTTCTCCTCTCTTGAACATCTCGAAAGCAGAGTTATCAAGTATGATATCAAAGTTATATTGTTTCTTTTCTTCTACATACCAATCACGATATGTTTTATCTTCATTAACTAAATGTGCTAATAATAGATGACATTTTCTTCCTGTTGCAAATATATCAAGATACGCTGTCGGCGTGATGTGACAAAAATTCATTATCTATCTCCATATCAAGGTCTTTTACGTAATGACACTCACATCCATTTTCTCCATCTTCACTAACTTCGATAACAAAGTCTCTATCAGGATAGTTAGTTTTAATGTATTCTGCTAATGTGTCACTAATCATTTCACATGATTGATTATTTAATTGTAAAGTCTCTTCATCATATAATTTTTCAAGTTCTCTCTTAAATAAAATAAACTCTACTTCTCTATCATCATGGAATACTTCTAATTTTACCTTAAAATGAAAGATATGTCTATGTGGGTACTTCAAGAATTCAACTCCAGGAGGAGCATCAGGATACTTATGGATGCCTTCCTTTCGAAAGGTTACCCAAATATATTTAATATTCAATGTGCTTACTCCATTCATCTTAATACTTTTGCTCTTTCAAAAACAATTGTAATCATTTCGTTAAAAAGATATCCATTCTTACACATTTTATTAGGAGAGTTCTGATCTATAAGCCAATTGTGTAAATAAGATAAGTAAACTAAATCTTTTACTTTGTTAATATCTAATATATTACCATTTTTATCTTCCCATTTTACTACTTTTTTATTTTTAGATCCAGCAGGTCTTCCTACTCTTTTTTTCTGATTATCAACTACTTCATCACTTTCCACAAAATCCATATTGTGTGGTTTATCTTTGGTACCTTTCTTTTTACCACCATTTCTGTGTGCTAAGTCAAGATTATCACTAATACCAAGCACATTACAAAGATGATTAACATCACCTTTAAACTCGGGTATATCAGGACTGAAAAATACTTTATAACTACCAACTTTTTTTCTTTCAATAGTTATCTTAAAATTTTTATAAAGTTTGTTTTTGTATTGATGTACTAAACTTCTTACTCCATATTTTGTGTTCTTTAAACCAATTAATTTATCTAAACATAATCAGGTAATTGAACACCATTAATTAATAAATTAATTACATTAGTAACTCTTCCGTTGTGAAACCAAGGTGTTGTTTCATTAGGAAGCAGCTTATATATTGTTCTATTGTTAACTATATCAATTTTTTTTAATCTTTGTTTATAATTCATATTATTCCGTATGTTTGTATTAATGTATGTGATAATTATATTATGTTTTTATTTTGTTTACTACTGTTACTAACAATGCCTCATTTGATTCTTAACATTGTTAAAGAACTCTGATTTTACTGCATCATTGTGGAAAAGTCCATGTACCACAGTTGTCTGAGTTAAACTTGAGTGAGCCATTACTCCTCTATGTTCCATACAACCATGTGTAGCTTCAATATAGACTCCAACATTTTCTGTATCAGTAGCTGTCATTATCTCTTTAGCAATCTGATTACATAACTCTTCTTGTAACTGTCCACGTCTAGCACACCATTGAGCTATACGAACATACTTTGATAAACCAATTACTTCTCCTGTTGGTATCAATCCAATAATAGCTATACCTTTAACAGGTTGATGATGATGTGAACACATAGAAACAAGTTCTGCTTTTACTGTAAGCATTCCTTCGAATCTATCATGACCTGTGTTAGGAAATGCAGTTACTTTAGGTCTTGGTTGATAACGACCAGCCATCAATTCATTTACATACATCTTAGCTAATCGTCTAGCTGTATCTCTACTATTGTTATCATTTTCAACATCAATAATTAAAGTATTCAATACATCTTCAAAGGCTGCTTGAACTTCATCTACTAATAAAGGAAGTTCTCCTTCTTTAATGTACTTAGATATATTATCACTAGCTTTATAACTTGCCTTTGCTTCATCTATTCTTTGTTTAATTGTAAGTGCTGTACTCAATTTCATTATTTCTCCCACCAGAAATCAAACCATTCAGGAGTATCAATCCTATTGATCTGTCGACCATAATAACTTGGTTTAATCTTAGATTCATTAATATTATTATAAATCAAAACAGCTGTATCCATATTCCAATATCTACCAAAGATTTCAAGAAAAGTCTTTCCTGAATCTACAATATCATCAACTAATAGTATCTTTTTATTTCTAAGCAAAAACCACGTTA